CTCCACGCTGACCGGTCTGGTCGTGAAGGTCGATGACGATGACGACGGGACGTTCGAGACGACGTTGACGATCACGACGAACTACATCGTGCGGCCGTTGAACGCTGCGGACATGGTGCCGGTTCACCCGTTCGACGAACTGGTGCTTGTCGACTCGAACGGTGCCGTGTCGTTCCCCGTGCATGGCACCGGCCGTCCGGGCGTGCAGGTCACCGCGAAGTTCGGTTGGCCGGCGATCCCCGACGACGTGACCAAGGCGTGTCTTGTGCAGGCTGGTCTGTTGTTCAAGGCTGATGATGCGTCGCTGGGTGCGATCCAGTTCGCTGACGCCGGCGTTGCTCTGCGGATGCAGAACCGGTTGCACCCCGTCGCCGAGGCGCTACTCGAGCCGTACTGCAAGCCGAGGGTCGGATGACGACGGTCAGCGAAGTCCGCGAGCAGCTCGCCGGGATCATTGACGACAACATCGAAGGCTTGCGCGGTTCGGCGATCGTGCCGGATCAGATGGTCGGCCCGATCGCTGTCGTGTCTCGTCGCGCGTTTGACCCGCGTTACGTGTTCTCCGGGGCGAAGGCGCAGTACGAGTTCACGGTGACGATCTACACGCCCCGTGCGGCCGATCGTGCGGCACAGAACCTGCTCGATGACTGGGTGGAGCTGTCCGGCGCCACGTCGGTGATCGCCGCGTTGCAGGACGAGGACAACTGGCAGAACGTCACGGTGGATTACGCGCAAGTGGTGAACGTGAGCGAGGTGCAAGCAGTGTCGGTTGATACCGCCGAGTACCTCGCCGTCCGACTCGATGTAGAGGTGGTCTTCTAATGGCTTTCGTCTCAGCGCAAGCGTCGCGGGTTGCGGTCGGATTGCTGAACGCATCCGGCTACGCACGTGGCTACAACCTGACGGCCGCGACGGCGGCGCTGGATACGACGGTTCTGTCGGACACGGCTAAGACGTTCATCATCGGCCAGGACGAGTCCTCCGGCTCGCTGGACATGCTGTTCGACACGATCGGCACCACGAACCTTCAGTACTCGGCGCTCACGGCACAGAAGGCCACAGGGCCGTATCCGTTGACGCTGTGCCCTGACGGGTTCACGACCGGCCAGGTTGCGGTCATGGTGAACGCTCACCTCGGCAACTTCACCGGCGTCGCGCCTGTCGCTGATGTGGTGACGTGCTCGGCGGCGTTCCAGTCGACGGGCAACTTCGACGTCGGCACGGTGGTCGAGAACTTCACGGCGATCACAACGACCGGCAACGGCACGGCTCGCGATGGTGCGGCCGGTACGACCAACGGCGGCGTAGCGCATCTGCATGTGTCGGCGTTCTCCGGGTTGACGTCGGACACAATCACGATCGAGCACAGCGTCGACGGTTCGACGTCGTGGGCGACGCTCGTGACGTTCACCGCTGCGACCGCTGCGACGTCGCAGCGTGTCGAGGTGGCGGCTGGCACGACCGTGCGCCGCTATCTGCGTGTCGTCGACACGGTTGTCGGTACGGGTTCGGCGACGCGTTTCGTGTCGTTCGCTCGCCGCTAGTCCCCCTCCACCCCCTTCAGTTCCAAGGAGCAATCATGGCTTTTCGCGCGGGTACAACCTCGTTCGTGATGATCGACGGCGTCAACGGCGCCGGCACCAACGTGTCCCGGTATTCGGACAACTTCTCGTGGCCGCAGTCGGTCGACACGCTCGACGTCTCCGCCTTCGGCACCGCCGCCAAGGCGTTCATCAACGGTCTGACCGACGGTGACACGGTGACGATCTCGGGCCCGTATGACGCCCCGATGTTCACCCTGTTGACGGCAGTCAAGGCCGCGCAGTCGGCTGGTTCGTCGACGTCGACGATCCTGTGGGGCCCTGGTGGTTCGGTCGCTTCCGAGGCTCGCATCTCGGCTGAGGCGTGGGTGACGCAGGTGTCACTGTCGTCGTCGGTCGGCGGTCGTGTCGACCTGTCGGCGTCGTTGCAGATCACCGGGGCTGTCACCAACACGGTCTTCTAGGTCGTGGCTACCAGCCCCGACCTTGCAGCGTTCGCGCTCAAGGTCGACAAAGTGCTGAACGAGCTTGACGACCCGGCTTTGTTTCGCGCTGTTGGCATGGAAGGCAAGAAGCTTGCCGATCGCGCTGTCCGCAACGACATCGGCGACATGTCGATGTCGGGGTGGCGCCGCGGCAACCCGTTCGACGTGAAGTCACGGTTCGACGTTGCTGAGCGGACAGTGGAGATCAGTCCCGAGCGGCGGGCCAAGGGGCCGATGCGTGTACTCGAGGAGGGTCGCAAGGCGTACAACGCCGGGGACTCTCGTTCGTCCGGGTCGCGTGTCCGAAAGCGTGACGGGGCTGTCATCGCCAAGTCGCGCAAAGTGAAGCGCAATGTCGGCGCTCATGGCGGCAAGAGCACGTGGTCGGACGCTACGGCCGACATGGAGCGCGAGTTGCCGAAGACGGCTCATCAGCACGTGACAAGGGTGCTGCGTAAGCACTTCTAAGAGGAGACGATCTTGGCAACGTTCAGCGACAAGATCCGGCTTCTGTTTGAGGTCGACGACAAGGGTTCGTTCGGCAAGATCAAGCGCGACATCGCTGACGCCGACGGCGCTACTGGCAAGCTGAAGGCCGGGTTCTCTGGCCTCGGCGACACGCTCAAGGCCAACACAGCAGCCGCAGCGGTTGCCGCTGGCACGGCGCTGGTTGCGTTCGGCGTGAAGGCAGTCGGCGCGTTTCAGGATGCAGCGCTCGGCGCCGGCAAGTTTGCTGATGCGACGGGCCTCGCGGTGGAGGATGCGTCGCGCTGGATCGAGGTGGCGGGCGACCTCGGCATCGAGGCAGGGACGATCCAAGGGGCGTTCCAGAAGCTGAACAAGTCGATCGCCGACGGCAAGCCCGCACTGTCGGAGTACGGCGTCGAGATCGTCAAGACCAAGGACGGCGTGGTCGACGCGAACGCCACGTTCATCAACGCGGCGACGACGATCGGCAAGATCGAAGACCCGACGAAGCGGGCCAAGGCTGCGCAGGAGTTGTTCGGCAAGAGCTACGGCGAGGTCGCCGAACTGCTCGAGATGTCGGCCGGTGACGTGCAGACGGCGCTGGCTGGCGTGTCTGACGCGAAGGTCATCGACGAGGACGAGTTGCGCAAGGCGCGCAACTTCCGCGAGTCGATGGACAACCTGCGCGACAAGCTCGAGGATCTAGCGCTCACCGTTGGTGAGTCGTTGGTGCCGCAGTTGGCGAGTCTCGCCGAGCAGGCGGTCGAGGTTGCTGAGGTCGGCGTGAAGGTCGGCGGCAAGTTCGCCGACGTGTCACAGGCGTTGTACGGCGTCGCGAGGTCGTCGATGGACACCGAGGAGGCGCTGTTTAATCTGGCCCCGGCCATCGAGCGCGCCGGACTGGACTTCGACAAGACGTTCATGGCGGTTATCAACGGCGAAACGACGCTAACGGCATTGACCGCGGCGCTTGAGCTGAACGACGCCAAGCTGAACGCTGTCACCGACTCCGTGTCGACGTTCGAGCGTCGGATGCAGTCGAGCTACATCGACACCATCAACGACGCCGAGCAGGCGACCAAAGACCTTGAGCAGGCGACCAAAGACCTCGAGGGCGCGTACAGCGACCTGCGTGGTGAGATCAGCGACGAACAGGCGTGGCTGAGCCTTGAGGATTCCATGCGGCAATACCGCTGGGATCTGGCTGAGGGCAAGCTGTCAAACGACGAAATGCGCGTCGCTGCCAACGATCTCAAGCTTGAGTTGATCGACGTGCTTGAGTCGATTGAGGACGTCCCCGCACAGAAGCAGACCGAGATTCTGGCCCTGATTGACCAGGGCAAGTTCGACGAGGCCGAGCTGGCTCTCAGCCACCTGACGCGTCAGCGTGCGGTCGCGATCAACCCGACGACCGGATTCGCGCTTCCGAACGTGTCGACGGGCCGTGATGGCCGTCGTGCGATGGGTGGCCCGGTGTCGGCCGGCGGGTCGTATCTCGTCGGCGAGAACGGGCCCGAGGTGTTGCAGATGGGCAGCGCTGGCGGGAACATCGTGCCAAACCATGCGCTCGGCGGGTCGATGAATGTAGTCATCAACACCGCTGCCGATCCGAACAGTGTGATCGCCGCGATCAAGCAGTACGAGCGGCTCAACGGCAAGGGCTGGCGGTCGTGACGATCAGCTTCGGTTCGGCCTACCCGGACCTGACGCTCACCGTCAACTTCTCGGGCTCCACGTGGACCGACATCTCGGCCTACGTGCGGTCGTGCGACACGAACCGTCCGAGCTCGGACGAGACGGGCCGCTACTCGCCGGGTACGGCGACGATCGTGCTTGACAACCGTGACGGCCGGTTCACTCCGGCGAACCTGTCGGGTCCGTACGTGTCGGGCGGTGTGTCGCAGGTGTTGCCGGAGATCGGCGTGCGCCTGAAGGCGACGTGGTCAAGCGTTGACTACAACCTGTTCTGCGGCATCGTGGAGGACTGGCAGGACGAGTTCCCCGAGTTGGGCTACGACGCCGTCACGGTGCTGACCGTCATTGACCGGTCGTCGTTGGTCGCGCAGTGGAACGGGTCGTCGGTGACTGCGGTCGGCGACGGCGAACGGTCAAACCTAAGGGTCGGCCGCATCCTTGACGCTGCCGGGTTCTCGGCGTCGATGCGTTCGCTTGACACGGGCGACTCGTACCTGCAAGCCACCGACCTCGAGGGCAACGGGCTCGACCAGTTGCATGAGGTGGTCGACTCCGAGGGTGGTGCCGTCTGGTACGAGCCGTTGGCGGTCGGCCTGGACGGTGGGTTGCGGTTCCTGAGTCGTTCTGGTCGGGTAACACAGTCTCGCTACAACACGTCGCAGACGACGTTCTCGGCTGCGTCGGTTGGGTTTCGCGATCCGGTGGTGTCGTCGGCGCGACAGTTCATCGTTCGTCAGACTGCGTACAGGCGTACGGGTGGCGTCGAGCAGGTGTCCGGTTCGGGCGTGCCGCGACGGACCAAGACGAATCTTGCAAATGTCGACGACAACACAGTGCTGGCGCTCGCAGGGCTGGCGGTCGCGATCGGTTCGCCGGCCGACAACTACCGAGTTCGTGGCGTGTCGTGCGATCCGGTCAACGGTCAGACGTGGGC